GTATTTATGTATTTATGTATTTATGTATTTATGTATTTATGTATTTATGTATTTATGTATTTATGTATTTATGTATTTATGTATTTATGTATTTATGTAATGAGGACAGCTAAATATAAATATTGCCCCGGTTATAGACTAGTGTCGTGGTTAAAAGACTACACGACGGCACGACGACCGGTTACTGCCCCACGACCGCCCCCAGGCGCGAATTGATGCGCCCACATGCGAATTCATCCCCCTCCTTACACGACTTCATTTCGCCATAACAGAATTTCGCGAATGCGTCCTGGTCATTCGGGATGCGCGTATTCGCCACCGGATGGAATTGTCGCATGGACGACTCAAATACTGCGTTATCACCTAAAGTTCCGAATAATTTTCCATAGGTTTCTTCGGGGGTATGATTCGGCGGCTGGGCGGGGACATTGCTGCCTTGGTATACGACATTGCTCGCGTTTGTATCAAAACTCCCGCTTACGAAGCGTTTGGCGGATTCATTGATGTCCTGCTCCACTGCGGGGTTAAATGACGGCGCGGCATTTCGGCGGTTGGGGTCGTCACCGATTTCGGGTAGCAGGGGATTCATCATTGGGTTCGTGGGGTTCGGGGCCGTGAATTCATCCCGCATCAGTTCATACATTTCGGGCTTGTTGATATTATTGGCGAACCCTTCTTCCGTTTTCAGGACTTTCTTCGCTTGCGCCGTTTCTGCGCCGGCCTTCCCTTTATGGACGAAATTGTAAATCATAACGATGATTCCTAAAGTAATTCCGCCCAAAATAAACAGCGAGAACGATGATGTAATCAGATAGCCTAAAATAGTGGCGAGAATCACGAAGCGCGTTATGGCGTTCAGTTTGGCGGGGGGCTCCATCGCATTCTGCGGCCATATCTCGCGGATATAGTCCTTATTCATAAGCACGGCGGGGTCTTCCATCCAGAATACTTGATCTTTACTCATTGTTTACGTGTATGCGTATGTATATGTATATGTATATTTGGGTTATGGTTAGAAATGTATAAGCTATTATACTCTTATATATTACTAGAAGGAATTAATCGCTCTTTTGCTTGATGTTTGTTCATTCGTAGCTCCCGCGTTCGCGTCCGCTACTACCGAACAAACCCTAGACTGTGGTGGGGCCGTGGATGAACAAACAATGAACAAACAACGAACAAACCCTAGTCATATTTCTGCTTCTCTTGGGACGGGTTTGCGCTGGGAGGCGCGGTTCGCGGCGTCTTCGCCGGTTTTTCACCCGACTGAAACACCGCTGTGGTCTTGCCGTTGGCCGGAAGGGGGGCTGCTGCCGCCGCTGATGCTGCCGCCGCTGCCGCCGCCGCCGCTGCCGCTGCCGCTTGCTTATCCTGGACTTTCTTCAACAGTCTCTCGCGCATCTGCGATTGTTTCATATTCTTATTCAATTGCGACTGCATCGCGCCAAAATTAACTTTGCCTCCGCCGCCGCCGCCCATCCCCGGCATATTCATCCCCATCTTGCTTAACATACTCGCCAGGTTATTCATCCCCGGCATATTCTTCATCTTTGACATCAGTTCGCTCGCCTCCTGCATAATCTCGCTCTCTTTAAGTTCTCCAGACTTCAGTTTGGAGTCCAGTTTGGTTCCGACGGATTTAATAATCCCCGAGAGTTTGCCCGGGTTCTTAAGTAGTTGCTGGAAAACACCCTTCATTGTCGTCTCGTTTTCCATATCCAGGTTCAGGTCGGCGGCGGTCTCTTCGGCGATTTCCTTGGCGAGTTTGCCAATCTTACCATTTAAAATACCCGAGAGATGCTCGTGGATGGAGCTGGCATCCGGCATATTGGGTGGTGGCGTAGGTCCTGTGCCGGTGCCTGTGCCAGCAGACGCGCCTGTGAACGTCTCGTTCATAAACTCGGTGGCTTTCTTAAACGTCTCGTCCAACCCTTCCGCACCTGCGCCTTCGGCTGCTTCGGCTGCTCCGAACATCGTTCCCATCTCGCTAATCACCTCCTCCAATTTGGTCTTCAACTCGCCATCATCAATCGCCTCAAATAGTTTCGCAGTGTCTCCGAAGGAACCCATATCCGAGAGATTGTTGACAATCGAGAAAAGAATGAGTTGGAGATACTTCCAAATGATGTCTTTGGTGTTTTCGGTGATGTCTTCGGTGGCCCAAATCTCTCGGAAGTCCACGCCGGGGAGAAAGTCGATCGCCTGTGCTTTGTCCGCTCCGGTCGCGGTGTTCGTTGCGCCAGCAGAGCCGGCTCCACTCGCGTCGCTCGCCTGTGCTTTGTCCGCTCCGGTCGCGGTGTTCGTTGCGCCAGCAGAGCCGGCTCCACTCGCATCGCTCGCCTGTGCTTTGTCCGCTCCGGTGCTTGCGTCGCTCACCGTGCTCCTTGCGAAAAGGGTTTCATTCTTATACAGAATATCAAAAAAACGGACCGGATATACTGCGCGGCAGTGTGTGTAAAGTTCAATATACAACTCATCCGGCATCGGCTTCATCTCGTGGGAGTATCCTAAATACCGAGAGAGGGTTTCGCGATACTCAGGGAATGAGCAGTCTATATCGCGCAGAAAGTCCAGAATAATGGTTTGAAACTCCGGGGAAATATCGGCGATGGTCACAGGCTTCGTGGCATCGGACGCAGACGCGGGTTTGGCATTATTCTTGTGTTTGTTGGCCTTCTTCTGTTTGTTTCCACCCATTGAAACTTATGTATTATGTATTATAAATGAATGTATGTATAGTAGAATATCAAATATTTAAGTCGGTTATTTGTAAAATAATGATGATTACGAATTTTATGCGGGGGCTAAAAAAATTGAAATATTTTTCCAGGTATTGCGTGAAATACAGAAGCAGAACAATGGATACGAACATTACCGCCGCCGTCGCCGCCGTCGCCGTCGTAGAGCCGACGAAATTGAAGACCGAAGACACAGGTAAGATTTTTGAGAAAGCAATTTGCGATGCTTATGGCATCCCCTATGATGGACCGTTTCAATACAGCCAGGCCGATGTGGATAAATTGACGCCGCGATTGAAGCGTCTCGTGACTGACAATTTGTTCCCGATGTGTGTCCATACCGCAAGTAAGGGTGCGCGGTATGACTTTACCGTTGCGTCTGACGAGAGTGGTGGTGGTGCTGAGGTTCTTCACTTGTCGGCAAAAAGCAATAAGAAAAAGGGTGGAAAAGTGGCGCCGCAGGTGGTGGGGCAGGCGACCCCGCAAAAGTTCTGGGAAGAATACGTTCAATTCAGCGGCGGCGCATCAGCAGCGGTTCCCGGCGTAACGGACCCGACAGACCCGACGAACTTGAAAAAATATATCCAAGAAAATATCGCCGCAATTCTGCCGATGCTGTGGCGTTACACATTTGACTCGCCAATCGTATACTATGTGCGCGAGACCGACCAGATTCGGTTCATTGCGCCTGCGGCGGCGGCGGCGGCTGCGGGGGTGGTCGCTAGTGAGCCTGACTGGTCTGCGTTTCAGTATTCGTGGTCTCGGTCTTATGACAAATGGACGAATTCTACCAGTCTTCGGGTCGTCGCGCCCGGGGGCGGCAAAGAAGAAACCATACTGGAGTTCCAGTTTCATACCAAGAGTCGGCAAAATATGGCAGTTCGCTGGGCGATTGACAAGGTGCTTCAGGTATTTGCAGGACATTTCAAGGTAACGGAATTATAACGGCCGCGGGGGAGCGGAGCCGAGCGGAGCGAGGGGGGGGGAGCCGTCGGTCGGTCGGTCGCAGGTGCGACTCATTTTTTTTCCAGACAAAACAAATACTCATTGATAGCCTTGTCTTCATTATACTCAAACGATTTGAACCGTTTGTATTCGCGCTCGGTGACCGATACAGTTCCGTATCGTGAAAGGATTTCCATCATTTTCTCCTTCGTGACGATACTTTCGCTATTATACGATAAGAACACCCACTTCGCACGTAGGCCGCGTATCAGGGTATCAAACGCGGTTTCCGCAGCAGCGCCTTTCCGGCAGAACGAGGACAGAAAGCAGTCCGTTGGAATACCCGTTTTGCCTTTTAAGGGGGGTTCGGCGATGAGTGCCGCGGGAGTCTTCGCGATAATATTCAGTGGGAAATAGTTCTTAGAATACTGGCGCTCATTATAAGGAGGGTCCAGATAGGCGATATCTACGGAGGGGAGGGTAGTGGCGAGGAAGGCGGGGTCGGCGATGACATCGGCATTGAACGTAGCGGAAGCGGACGCGGAATCGGACGCGGAGTCGGAATCGGACGCAGCAGTGACGGTGTGTATCGGCATTATGACAAAAGGTTTCGTCGCCTTGGCTTTGAAGTTCTTCAGATAACAACCGTAGACTGCGGGGACATTGCTGACCGCATCGGCGCTAATAATAATAGACGCGAGGATGAACTGATACTCGTCGTGGGTCAGGGCGGCGGCGGAGACGGATTCCAGCATCGCCCTCACTGCGTCAATCCTGCGCGCATTTTCAACCGTAAAGAACATCCGCTCATTGCCTTCATAGGGGCTATAGTGTCGCGTGACAAATCCGGGGGGCGCGGCGAGGGCGGCGGCGTGGGCATTCATTTCGGCGATGACCTGGCGGACGCGCTCCGTATAAAATGACCGCGTAAATGCGTGGGCGATGACCGCGCTATATAATTCTGCGTCGTTGGAATAGACGGTCGCGCCTTGGAGACGGAAATGGTGAGAGACGACGCCCGTCCCTGCGAAGAGGTCCGCGACGGTCTTGTTCCTGAAGGTCGTGAAACCGGTTTTCTCTTTCATATAATCCGTGAGCCATCCGAGGAGCTGGTATTTGGACCCGATGTAATTCAGGCGGTGGATTTTCGCGGGTGGGTGAGCGGCGGCAGCGGCGGTGGTCATTTGTTATGAATTCTATAATTCTATCATTGTGTTTATTACGGTTCAATTTTATACTGTATATTCGTAAAAAATTGAAATACTTTTAGGTGAAATATTTATTAGGTATTGACTGTAAAACTAGTAAATTATTTTTGAAATGACAACCGAAGTTCAATCGCACGGGTTCTTATGGGAAAGAGAGCTTTGTATCAATGTATATGGCGCTACAAAGGAAGAACTGAAAGGAATCAATTACACCAACAAAACAGACCTGCCAGGTAAATTCAACCGTTTGGATGAGAACTGCGACCTTTCCATCAAAACATCTGGTTCATTGAATGCGGTTTGTATGGCCGATTGCCTACGCGTATATGACGCTGTTTCGTCATCATTGACGCAAGACGGCGGAACACCGCTACATTTGGCGGTAATTCATTATACGCAATGTGATGAAACACAGTGTAAAATTGTAACATCTATCACCGAGGTTGACCTATCAAATTCACGTTCAGTGTTATTTGGAACGGTGACGCGCGCACAATTGGAGGAGTTGGTTCATCGTGTAAAATCGGTCCCTAAAAAAAGAAGACCGACCGAAGAGGAACGTGTGAGTATGTATTCTTTACGAGACGCCTTACAGGCACAATGTGGCGCAATACATCTGGACATCAAATGCGACAGTGGTTCGCAGCGACGACTCCAGTGTTCGTTCAATCAATTCCAGCAGTTTCTACAAGAACATCCAGAGAGAGTCGTTGAGCGGAGCAATTCAAATACATTCCGCGGCGGGGTTATATCATCACAGATAGTTTCTGGACGCAGGAAGTTCAACAAGAAGATTACGGTGCCGTCGCTGTCGCCTCCTGAATAATCTGGTTCAGCACTACATTCACCTCTGATTTTGAAAGACTTCGCGGACCAACCGTATTACTCGGGAATGTATGTTTGTTGATTTTTGCTATGATGTCGGCCTTATGTGCGGGTGACACTGTATCATTCAACCGAATGAAGTAATGGGATTGGGCGCTTCGGGTGGCGGTGTCGGTGTAACATTTACCTGCGAGACCTCCTACCCGGCGTAGTGCGAACGTAGACGAAGTCGGAGTCGACGGAGACGACGCGGCGGCAGCGGCAGCGGCGGCAATATACTCAAACCCGATGGGCGCCACCTTTTCGTCTTTGGGTCGCTCAGTTACTTTTTTCTCCCAGATTTGAAACACGCACGGAACATTGTATTTGGCACCACCGTTGATGATGAACGCGTTCTTTTCTAGCTCTTCATTGAATATCATATGGAAACTCGGATGAAACGCATTATACATACTCGGCTTTGTAAATGATTTCGGGAGAATAAACGCGATTATATTCGCAAACAAGCAGCTTTTCGCGATAAATG